GCAATAAATGCATTTGCCAGAGTCTTTGGATCTGATATTCCTGAAAGATACAGGGCAGCAGCTGATGCCAGTGCTGCTCTTACATACGACAAGGCCGCCGCTTTGAGTTGTGATTTCATAGTTCTACTCCTTGTATTTTTTTAATCAATGCCGCCACCTTGACTGCATCAATACTAATTTCATAATGTTGTTCATCTTTACGGCTTTTGTAATCGCCTCCCCAGGTCAAGCCATATTTGTGTGCAAGGGCTCTTAGCATTGGCACTTTGCCCGGCTCAAATGTTCCTATTTGGCCCAAAGGGTGACGGCTCGCATTTAGATCGATGGCCGTGCCGCTACTGTGATTGCTTAATTTATTGGTTGTGCCCCTAACCATCCTGTAGCAAAATCCCCAATCGTCATTTGCGCCGATATCTAACGGCTCAATAAGCAAATGATACTCAGCTGCAAACCCGATTAAAAGAGGTGCTACCTTTTCGGCGCATCGCAGTTTAATCGCCGTGCCAGGCACGGCATAGGACTTTATGCCTATTTCGGCCTGATCCTTTGATGCAGGCCAGCCGTTATAGCTTGTTAGCATTTAGGCATTGGTATAGGTAACGCTAACCTCGCCGCCGTTAGCCATAAGGTTATAGGGCTGCAACTCTACCCAGCCCTCATTACAGCCGCTAAAGCCCACGCCGTTGGCTTGCCCGTTCATACAAATTAAATTACTTGTACTCCATCCATCATCCGCACCGCTGCCACCGGCCGACCAGGCCACGCTGCCCTGCAATATGCAGATGCCATCTTGATACCAGCGCATAGCGCAAGTGATGTTTGTGTCATCGGGTGTAAAACTTAGGTTAGTGCTAGCACCTGATACGGCCCCTGCTTGTGCGCCGTTAGATGCCTGCACTCTTAGATCGTACTTAGTCTGATTATTTACACTAAATTGTACTGGTCCCATTGTATTCTCCTTAGTTTGTTTGTAAATCGTGCTCTGCATTAGCACAACTCCATCGGCAAGTTGCCTCATCTAGCACCGCTTCATTGTGACATTTAGGCGCAATAAAAGCATCGCGTACTAAATCGTATGTATAGCCAACACCTGCATAATTAAATCTAATGTTGTTGTTGTAACTTGTTTTGACCCAAGTGCCGCCAAAATTATCTAATATCCAATCGTGGCCTTCATTAGGCATAGAATTATCTGCAACAAGTACGCGGATAACTTTATTATCGGCATCTATTTCTGCAAAGTGGCTCATACTGCATACCGCACAATTATTAAACCTGAGCCGCCGTTGCCGGCATTACCTGAGCCATCCCAGCCGCCGCCGCCTGAACCCGTGTTGACCGTGCCGTTTGTACTGGCACCACCGCCGCCTCCTGCGCCGCCACTACCTGCACCCGAGCCGCCATAACCTGCACCGCCGCCTGCTATGTAACCACCTACGCCGCTTCCAGTTACCGAAAACCAAGAGGACCAAACATTAGAACCACTACCGCCGTTACCACCGACACCTGCGCCGCTTGCATTTTGACCGACAGCCGCAGCACCGCCGCCACCGCCGCCAGCTGCACTTGCCGCATTACCACCTGCAAAGCCATAACCCGTTCCACCTGTGCCAGTTTGTGTCGATGCACCGCCTGTACCAGTTGATCCACCACCACCACCGCCTGAACCACCGCTATTGCCATTTACACCTGAGACCCACCCACCACCGCCGCCGCCAACTGCAACAGTTAAAGATCCAAAACTAGAATCCACACCGTTGCTGCCGTGTCCACCACCGCCGCCGCCTGCACCACCACCGCCAATAGTTACAGTCTGATTAGTTGATATCGATTGACTTGTTGCGTAAAAAATACCACCAGCACCGCCGCCTGCTGCCTGTTGTGCACCTGCACCACCACCGCCTGCTACAACTAAAACATCAAAAGATATAGAGCCACCACTAATTCCTAATGTGCCGCTTGCAGTAAATACACGATAATTAAAACCGCCGCCTGTAAAAAGTGTGCCACCAGTTACAGCTAAAAGATGGCCACTTATTTGACTAGCCATAATTCCAAGCATCGGCATTATGCAATATCTCCAAAAATAATCCAACTGTTAGCAGCCAATTTTTTACAGGTTGCACCTGAGTTAGCTACACGCAATTTAGGCGTAGCACTTGTAGCACCTGTACTAATTACCGTAGTAGTGCCTGGGGTTACTGCCCCTATTGTTGGTTGGCCTGCCCCTGTAATCCAAAATACATTTATCTCAGTACCTACTGCAAAATTGAATGTGGCATCTGTTGGAATATTAAATTGCTGTGTTGCCGCGTTGTTCATTGAGAATATATTGCCTTGATCCCCTGAGGCGAAGGTATAGGCGGCAGTTTTGGCGCTGTATGTGCTTGCATAAATGGCATTCATCTGTGCAGCTGTAAGGACTTGGCCGGTGGTAAAGGTCTGGAATGTCATCTATTTGCTCGCTTTCATATTAGTAGGATAGTACATTGTTGGTCGTGTCAAGGGTTCCATAGAGCGCGTTGTCAAGAATAAAACTATCAATAATCGCCTCTAGCGTGGTCATATTGACCTTCCAAGAATTTGGCGTAATAGTCATAGCCTTGCCAAACACCTGCAAGGTTTTTGTCAAAGTAGAGTTACCAGGCTGATTGGTTGTAATAGTTACAGGATCAAAGAAATCGAGGTCTAGGGCTGCAATAATGCCTGTGTTGTAGTTATCTGTGTATAGGTCAAGGGTTATGGAATCGCATCTGACCGTGGTTTCTGCGCGTGAGGCTACATAGGCCTGGGCGTAATCAAGCGCAACCTGATCCGTTTGCATGAGTAGGTTTTGCTGATTGTAACTATGTAGGAAATATTTATCAATGCTTGCCTGGTCTGTCGCAGTCTGCACACTGCCACCGCTACGGGTCACATTGGCCTGGTTGTATATAAGGACATCATTAAGAATCCAAACAGCATTTGTGTAGCTAATGTCTGTGCCATTATCGTTAAATAATACAGGTGTGCCGGTAATTGATGAGGCAGTTAAATTTCTGTCTTGAAATACAAAATTGCCCTGTGGCCCTACATATAATGCACCATACTCACTTGTTTCTATTGTTTGCATAGCGGCTAAACAGGTTCTAGGGGTTGCCGGATCGCTAGCCATTGTGGTCAAACCCGCATCCACATCCCTCATGGAGTTAGGCCAGGCAATAGCATCTAGCAAATTGTTGATACGCGCCCCGGATAACTGGCCTGCGCTTGTGCCTGCCACTGTCGCAATCTGAGCATTTTGAGCTAGCCTAAAAGCGTCAACACACTCCAAAGTTGTATAAACAACATCGCTAGCATTTAGCGGCGTGGTCGTGCTGTAACTGACAATGTAACCCATGAAAATTGGATATGTGACCGCGCCATAGGTTGCAGTAATCTGCACTTTTTTCATCGGCGTGAGCAAGCCCGCATAGGGAGAATTTAAATTCTGGCTATTGAAATCCCCGTTTTGATCAACAATTCTAAGGGTACAGCTACCTGTTTGAAATTGATCGGCTTGGGCGTTGCGACCTCGCTGTGTTGTTATATTGTTTACAACATCGCTTACATCAACGATGATGGCTGCTGAGTCACCTAACACATCTGTATCTAAAATGCCTGAGTCAAGCAAAAGGGTTGGTGCGAAAGCAGGCCCAGTGCTAAAATTTATAAAAGCATTGACTACGGGTACAGGCATTAGATAGCGCCTGCATAATCTAAGTTGTTGCCATATCGATTGTTGGTTTGTACAGCTTGTTGTACGACTTCAATTAGGCCACTTGTTTTATCAACTATCTCAATTTTAACTGTATTGCTCCCACCCCCGCCACCGCCCGTGCCATTTGCCATACTGCCGATAGAAGTAGATATATCTAAATAATCGGGTAAAACACCTCTAGGTACTGGTCTTGGCACATAAGGCGTAAAGCCTGACTCTCCGCCAAAAGGCGCACCTTTACTGTTACCTGGTACAGCTGCTATTGCAGCTGCAGCGTTTGCCTGAGCTAAGGCAATTGCCGCGTCATATGCAACACCAAGCAGGGCTATGTAGGCTTTGAGTGCATCATAGCGCGCTAGATCATTTGCAGATTGAGTAGTAGCTATAGATAGCTCATTGCTTACCATAATACTATTAAGTGTGGCTAAGGCTGCGCCTGTTTTTGCTATTGCAGCTAGTTTGGCTATTGATGTGAGCTGTATTTGCACACGCTCGTTGTACTCATTAAGAGCTGCCAAACCACCTTGCTTTGTTAAAGCATCGTTATATTTAGCAAAGGCTGCATCTCTAGCTGAACTTTTATCTGCGTCAGACATCTTAGTTTTATCTATGGCTGCTAACTCAGCTAAAAGCGTGGCATTTAAAGCTTCGAGCGACTTGGCACTAATGGTAGTTATGCCTGCTAATTTGGCTGTTTGCACTGAGTCCTGCAAGATTTTTAGCTGATTTAAATATTCTAATGCTTTTTCGCCATCCTCATTCTCTATAGCCTGCATAGCCAATAGGCGCAGTTTTGTATCGTTATCGTATGTAGCTTTTAGGGCAGCAGCTATTGATATGCGGGTAAGGTCGAAGGCAGCAGCGGCCTTGGATAGATCAGCAGATTTTTTATCTGCTATGGCTTTTTTAGCAGCTGCGGCGGCTTGTGCTGCGGCCAATTTCCTAGCAGCAGCTCCAGCCTCAAAAGCTCGTTTTTTGGCAGCTGCATTTGCCTTATCAATAGCTGCGCGATCACCAGGAGATTGTTGCCCTACAGATGAGGCAGGCTTATTTTTAGGCACTACACCTAAAAAACCACCAAACTCTACTTGGTTTAAAATTGCGTTCATGTCGTAAACACCGGTCAACACTTTAAGAACCCCGGCAAAAGCTTCGGCTAGTTTTTCTACTTTACTTGTAGCCTTAGTTATATTGCCGCCACCTGCTAATTCAGCAAAAGAATCTAAAAGTGCGCCGCCCAGTATCTCCTGGACATTACCCATAGAAATTGACAAGGCATCCATTTGACCGGCATAGCCCTTAATTGCAGCTTCACCTGCGCCACCAAAATGTGATGTAAGTACAACTAATAACTCATCAAAACTTAAAGCTGCTAATTGCGCTGTAGTTAATCCAGTCTGTAGTTGTTTTAGGCCCTTGCGATTGCCTACATAAGCCTGCGATAATATGTTAATAGTTGCGCTGTAATCCAGTCCAGCACCATTAGCCGTATCGAACGCTATAGCCATTATTTTTTGCGTAAGGGCTATCGATCCTGTTACCTGCGCTAGTTGAGAATAGGCCGGCCTTAAAAGGTCATCGGCTATGTGAGTCTGAGTCTCCATAGATTTTATGAAAGCCTCACTGTTTACATTTGCATAAGCTAAACCTAGATTTTTTAAATTACTTGCAAGAATGCTTTGACTTTTTTGATCTGCTGCTGCTGCCTTTATCGATGCTTTTGAATAGGCTATGACGGCTTTGGCTCCAAAGGCAATACCTAAAGATGCTGCTAATTTTTTAGTAGTTTTGTATAATTTTTCAGTAGCCGAATCAGCTTGTTTGAACGCTTTTTTGCCAGTAAATTCTGCCGCTATATCAATGAGTATATTGCTCATGCGCTAGCCCTGCTGCTGCTAACTGTGGCACGCTTTTCAAAGTTTACCCGGGCTTGTTCAATGGCTTTAAAGATTGCCACTGTCTGCTTGCCCTCATCCTGCTCCCATGCGCGATATAAAACACGGCCGCGCATGTCTTGACCATTGCGCTTGCGGCCATAGATAGGGCCCTGTTGTACAAATCGTTTGCCTTGAGGCGTAATGCCTGGGGTTTTACGCCCGGCTGTTTCATATATAGCACCTGCCGCGCTCATATTCTTGACCCTAAACAATGATCTAAAACCTCTGCTATTGGGTTTGCCATAGCCAGTGCGATAGACAATCCCACGCTTAATTTCTGTAGCGTTGTACAATGGAAAAAATCGCACCCTGCCTGTCGCACTAAAAGTTTTAAACATGGAATTTTGAGCAGTAATTTTGCGAGATGCGTCAAACTCCCAATTAAATAAACCGCCTGGTGCTTGGTTTGGCACAAAACCCCTAGCGCTTTTTTGTATAACTTTTAGTGACTTAGTAATCTCTACAGTCAATTCTTTTGCCAAGTCTGGGGCATAGGCGTTCAGGGCTTTACGAAGAGCCATTACGCCTTTTACCTCTACTGGCATTTTGCATCTCCTTAGCTCGATCTGTTAACACTTGCAACATATTTGCAAACATTGTGGCATCTAACTCTAAAAGGTGTTGGGGAGGGATTCCCGTTTCTACGGCT